AAAAATTGTAATGGAATTTTAGATTTATCTGCTGCTGCTGAGGTAGAAGTTTATGCTTATTATCAACATACAGGAGGTACAGCTGGTACAATAACTGGAGTTACATCTGAAATAGATACATTCTTTTTTGGATTTAAAATAGCGGAGTAATGAATGAGTTTATATAATAAAATATTAGCATATTTAGGTAGAACACCAGACTTTATATCAGAAGTAAAATTACAAGATGATATGATAGATGGAGTTAGTAATCCATACATTAAAGAATGGAATGCAAAAGATAAAGTTAAACCAACTGATTCACAATTAAATGCTCTTGAAAGTGAAGCTACCAAAATAGGAAACAACAATACTATTCGTGCAACTAGAAGAAATGCTTATGGTGGAATTGGAGATCAGCTAGATTTATTATACAAAGATATGGTCGCTGGAAAATTAGATTCTACTGGCGAATGGTTTAAAAAAATTAAAGCAGTAAAAGATGGAAACCCAAAGGAGTAATGAATGGCACTAACAAAACTTAATGTAGCAAGAGCTTTAACTGGAGCAACTCCAGTAGCTAATGGTGGAACAAATTTAACTTCTGGATTTGTCAATGGTGGTGCATTAACTGAATTTGATTCATGGCGAAAAACATCTGCTATGTCAGCTACATCAAGTGGAGATTTTTTAACTAATAATTTAGAAAGATGTGATACTGCTAATTTTGAAAAAATTGGAACAGGAATGTCAGAATCTTCTGGTGTTTTTACTTTTCCTTCTACTGGCAAATGGCTTATTAGATTTCAAGCTTCTTATTATTCTAATAGTCAAGGAGATCGTCTTTGGGGGAAAGCAGAAATACATACTACTACAGATGATGGTACTTATACTCAAGCTTCACAATCAATAGTAAACTGTAGTCAAAATAATGATTCTTGTTCTTCTCCAACTTCATTTCTTTTTGATGTAACTGATGTATCAACACATAAAGTTAAGTTAAGAGTAAGAGCAAATAACACTTGGTATGTTAGTGGGAGTACAGATGTAAATGATACTCACGCAGAATTTATGAAAGTAGGAGATACATAAAATGGATTGGGAAAATAAAGGCAGACCAAATATGATTGAAGATTGGATTGTTACCTTACGAGGTGGCGATTTTATTCGTTGGAAAGATAGTAAAAATAAAATTTATTCTAATTTAGAAATTACAGATGGTGGATATAAACCAACAGAAAAAGAATGTAATGATGGATTAAAAGCTATGCAAGATCAATGGGATAAGGATAACACATGATTAATCCTTGTTGTGAAGTTTGTGGTTGCGATAAAGACAAGTGTACTTGTGATGACTTTTGTGAATCATGCGGAGCTTAAATGAAGATCGAATTGTCAATAACGAATATTTTAATATTCTGTGGAATTGTTGCAGCTATTAGTGGAAATGTTTTTATTGTAGGAAAACTCTTTGCTGACTTTGAATTATTAAAAACAAATATAGAGGATGTTCAAGCTAATCAAAATGTGCTTGAATTAAAGAATGAGATTTTAGAAAACTCTTATAAGATTAAATCATTAAGATTGGAATTAGATGGCGAATATAAATGAAACTTTTAACAACCTGGACATTTCTTTTTCTTATTATTTTTTTTTCGTTTAGTTTATTAGCTGACGATACTAACTCACAAACAAATACATCTGGCAGCAATACGAATATAACTGGTGGATATACCACAACAAATAATAATACTTATCAATCTGGATCTTCTAACGACACAACAAACACAACAAATAATGATACTACTAATACCACAAACAATAAGTCTACTATTCCTGTCAATTCTGCCAACGCACCAAGTTTCAGTTCAATGTCGCAAGATGTTTGTAGTATGGCTGTGTCTGGTTCTGTTTCCTCTACTCTGGTGGGTGTATCTGGCGGTCGCCACTATTCTGATTTAAACTGTGAGAGAATAAAACTTGCTAAAGTATTAAAAGACTTTGGTATGTCCGTAGCTTCAGTTTCAATTCTCTGCCAGGATGCAAGAGTATTTTCTGCAATGGAAAGTGCTGGTACTCCATGTCCATTTCAAGGCAAGATTGGTAATGACGCAAAAAATCTTTGGAAAAAATATCCAGAATTAAGACCAGATTATGAACAATACATTAAAAGAGAAGAATACATGGCATCAATTCGCATTGAAACAATGTGCGAGGATTGTGATGCTAATGTGTTTGATCGCAACATCCACAACGAATAGTGAAATTGTAACTACTGGTAATTTATTACCTAATGCCAATGATGGTGTTGATTGGGGATCATCTCAAACTGACATGATTAATGATGGTGGTAGTGGGTATGTTTCTAATGGATCTACTGTCAATGGATTTACCATTACTTGTCCAACCTCCCAAGCAAATTGTGGTTATAAATATAATGTTGGTGGAGATTTTGAAGTAACTGGTACAGCTACTGTAAGTGTCGATGATATTTCTTTGACCAGCAATTCTATTACTCAATCAATGTTGGATAATGGAATTACTTTAAATAGTTATATTGATGTTGCTAATTGTGAAAGTGTCCAGGGTAATTGTGAAGCTAAATCTGGCAGCAACGATAGTCATACAACAACAGTAAAATTAAAAGATAGTAATGGAAATACTTTAAGTACAGTTTCACAAACTAGAACAGACCAAGTTGGTTTCCAAGGTAATTGCAATGGTTATCCAGGAGTTAGTGGCGATGGTAGATCAGATGCTTGTGGTCAATATACTGATACAATTATTTATAATGATATAGGCAGTAATAAAGTTGATTGGTCTTGGAGTGGTACTGATACTAATTATACAAATCAATCTATTCAAGGTGTTAATTTATTAGGTGCATCTTTAAAGATGACATATGTTGATAGTAATTACATTCCTGTTGATACTGATACACAAGAAACAATAGATGATATTGAAGAAAATATCCCAGACATTGAAGATGAATTTACTTTTGAAAATTATTTTATTTTTGAAGAAGAATTTTCCTGGGAAGATGACTTTACTTTTGAAGAAGAATTTTTTGAAGAAGAATTTGAAACAATATTTTTAGAAGAGTTTGAAGAGTTTGAAGAATTTGAAGAAGCAACCTTTGAAGAATTAGAAATACCAGAAGAGTTTGAAAGTTTTGTTGAATCTTTTACCAATGATTTTTCCGAAGAAGAAATGGAAATATTGGAAGAAGAATTTGCAGAAGAATTTGAAGAATTTGTTGAAGAAATAATTGAAGAAGAACCAGAAGAAACAGAAGTAGTTGAAGCTGAAACAGAGGATGAAATAATTGAAGAAGAACCTACTGAAGAAACAGAGGTAGCTTCTAATGAAGAAGAAGAAACAACAGAAATTGAAGAGGAAGAAAATGAACCCATTGCAGAAGAAGAAACCGAAACCGAAATATTAGAAGAAGAGTCTGATGTTGAGGTCGTTGATAATAAAGTTAATGATAAAATTAATATTAAAATTAATGATAAGATATCAGTTAATGTAAAAGAAATTAGTTTATTTGATGATGGTAATAAACTTGAAGTTTATAATGAAACAGATTTTTACCAACCAGAAACTATTTATACTAATGTTGATAATAGTTTTTTTGTCCAGGCAGATCTCTCATTATACAACAAGGGAATTTATATAAATATAGGTTTGGATAATTATATTAATACAGATCCTATTGGAGATAGAGATAGAAAATTATACGAATTAAAGGTGGAAAAAATACAATTAATGATTCAACTACGAAAATTAAAGGAAATGTTATGATACAAAAATTAACAAGTTATGCTTCTCTGTTAGGTGTGGTTGCTGCTATTGGTGGTGGCTTCATGGCTTGGGGAGAATTTAATAATAGAATTGCACAACTAGAAAATAAAGAATTTGTTATCAATGAAACTGTGGATCTTGCTCCTATTAATGACAAAATATCTACACTTGAAGTAGAAATATTAGATCGTATGTCTGCACTAGAAGATGAATGGATGGCTAGAGATAATGATAGCCTGGATGATATTAGTACAGATATTTTAACTGCTAAATCAGACTCCATAAATAGGGATGAAAAACTTGCAGCTGCTGATAAAGAAATGATGAAAAAAATGTCAGAATTTTCATCAGAGGTTTTTAAAGAATTTGGAAAAATTAGAGATCTTATTAATGACTTAAATAAAAAGATAGCTGTTGCAGAAAAACAATCAGAATTAAATGGAATATTAATCGAGGAAATAAAAGAACAAGCTAGTAATCCTTTGGGGGGATAATGTTTTATATCCAGGCAATGTTGTGTTTGCTGCACATACAAAATATGCCAGTACCAGTTTGTTTTACAGATGCAACTATCCCATATTCATTTGAAACTAAAGAGGAATGTATTTTAAAGAGAGATGAACTCGTTTTAATAATTAATGATGATTTAAAAAAAAGAAAAATTTCAATGATTTTATTTTGTAATGAATATGAACAACTTGGGGATATAACAAATGTCTGATTGGGAAAAACAAATTTCTTTATTACATCAAGATGTAAAATATCTTATACAAAGACAAGAGATTATGTCTAAAGAAATTAAAGAACTTCAACGATTTTCTGCTATGGGTGCTGGTGGATTAAAAGTATTAGCAGCTGTAGGAATTGTTTTAGGTTTTGTCTATTCCTGGGTTAAGCTAATTGATTAATACTGTCGTATCACAAAATAATAAAAGGACTGCAATCCGAGTTCATTGCAGCTGCCTGGCTATCTAAAAAAAATTATACAGTTTATTGGAAAACACAAGACAATGATGTCATAGATTTAGTTGCTGTTCATAGAGTTACTGGAAGAGTAATTAAAATCGATGTTAAGACTGCATCGTATCGTAAGACCTGGAAGCCAGGTACTATGATTAATCGTAAAGAGTCTAATTACCAAAAACAATTAGGAGTTAAAATCCTATATGTTTTAAGAGATGGAGAATGTAAATGGAAAAAATAATAAGTATGTGGAGTGGATTAAAAAAATCAGTAAAAATTTTTATAGTTATTGCTGTTGCTATTTTAATTTATGCTCTCATCAATAACATTTTTAATTAATGTTTAATTTATTACTAGGACCTTTGACCGATATAGTTGGAACTTCGGTCAAGGGTTTTATTGCAAACAAAAAAGAAAAAAATAATTTAAAACTTACAGAAATAAAAGCAGCCGCTAAACTTAAACAAGATCAAATAGACGGAAAAGTAGCCTGGGAAACATCTGCTGTTGATCAAATGAAAGGCAGCATTAAAGACGAAGTTGCATTATTTGTTTTACTTGCTCCAGCAGTTTTAAGTTTTATTCCTGGTATGACAGAATATGTAAAGCAAGGTTTTATCGCTTTACAAGAAACACCAGTCTACTATCAACATTTATTATACATTGCAATTTCAGCGAGTTTTGGAATTAAAGGTGCATCTGGCGCGATGAAGTTATTTGGCAAGAAGAAGTAAAAAACAAAAAATTATAATTCCTGGTTTGTGGTTTTTTGAAAAGGACCGAACCCAACAAGAAGAATATAAAAAAAATAATAGACCAGGTGGATGTGAAAATTGCACCGATGCGCCAATACACTCAAATGACCGATTTTTGACCTGGATGTGTGGAAATTGCAAATTTAACGAGTTTTCAACAAAAAAAAACCTCCATATTTGATCGTACAGAGGTTTTTTAGAGGAGGGTGGTATGTTTGTACCCCCCTAATTTATTGATGAATCAGAGATGCAACTGTATTAGCTTCTTTCCTTTTTTTATCAATGTTTGGCAATTTAAAGTTATAAATATCATTAACTGCTTGGGTTGTGTGTCCAACATCTTGTTTAGTATCCTGTCCAATAGATTCTCTGATAGTAATAACCATTTTTCTTAAACTATGAGGATTAATATTTCCATCAATCCCAACTTTATTTCCAAATCTATTTAAAATTCTTTTTTGAAAATTACGACTATTAATAGGAGTACAACCACTTTGACTTGGAAACAATAACCATCCCCATTTAAAATCTTCCTTATATCCATTACGAGAGTTTAATTCATCTAAATGAATATTTAAAATTTTTCTACATTCATCAGATAATACCAAAGTTCTTTTCCCAGCTCTAGTTTTTGGAGTCATTTTTAATTCTCCAGTATTTGTATTAAGAGTTTTTGTAATTCTAAAAATACCTTTTTCTCTGTCATATTGATCTTGGGTTGCAGAAAAAATTTCCCCTGGTCTATTTCCTATTTCTGACCATAAGCTGGTCATTGCAAAATGTTGGTAATTATAATTTTTAATAGCCAGTAATAATTTACCAATTCTTTCCAGCATATCACTAAAACCACCTTGAACCATAACTGGATCTGGTTTTGTTTCTTTAAAATCAGCTTTTATACTATGATAATCTGAACGAACAACATTTTCAAAAGGATTATTAAGTAAATTTAATTCTTCCTTTCCTAATGCCCATTTAAACATTCTATTCATTAAATTAAATGAGTTACCATTATTTCTTACACCAATTTTACCATCTGGAGTTTTTGTTGATCCATCGTAGTGTGTAATTTTATTTAATTTATCACTTAACTCTGTAGCAAGGGGGGTTGTCATTTCGTTTATTTTATAGTTACGAAAATATTGTCCTTTAATTTTTATTCCATTCTCACGATCTCCAGAAGTTTTATTATCATCTCTAAAGTCATAAGAACCTAAAACAATATTAGCACAATATTGATAATCTATTTCACAAGATTTACTAATTGGTTTTGTTCTATTTAAACAATGTTCAAGATAAAGATCAAAAAGTTTATTAACTGTAATGTACTCTAAATTGTAAGTGCCATTATCAATTTGTTTTTTTATTTTTATTCTTTCTTCAATACATAAATCATAATCAGAATTTGAAAATCTTTTAACATTTTTATTCTCATTATCATGTACTTGGAAAAACCATTTTGATCTTACTTTCCATTCTCTTATTTCAGTAATTTTATATCGATTCTTCATATCTATAATATATAGATTTTTATTCTATATACAAGTGACACTTTGCACTTTGTCACTTTTATATATAGTGACAACTGTCACAGCTTATATAAAAAACCTATGTATTTAGCCAGATTATACAAGATTATATAAGATAATTTATTTTAAAAAATGGCGGAATACTTAAACGACCTATTGATTAACAGACAATATATAAATGGCAGAAAACAAGTATTTTTACATTATCAAAAGTGACAGCTGTCATTAAAAAAAAAATAATTTTTTAAAAAAATATTAATTTACCGAATAGTCGCTTGATTATAGATTTACTTTCTATTAAACAATTTTGGTATTCCCAGGTAGCACAATGGTAGTGCATCTGACTGTTAATCAGAGGGTTACTGGTTCGAGTCCAGTCCTGGGAGCCAATTTTTTAGTTCTTGGATCTATCTTATTTGGTCTAACTTTACCTACCAGTTTATAAACATAAACATAGTTTTCACATCTCACTCCCTCAAATTGAAAATGTAATTTTTTAGGAGGATCATCATACATCCTCTCCAGGCACATTGGATCAAAATTACTATTTGTTACTGGCACTTTTTTTTTGAAATTCTAACGCATGAATATGACAAAAAGTAAATCGGTTCACGATTGTTAATTTTTTAGGATCATCTTCTGTGCAACTTTCTTTATAGCAGATAGTTTTTTGTGGTTTTAAAATTGATAAAACATTAACCATTTCTTGTTTATCTCCAACTCTAATAGTATCAGCTGGTTTGTCGTTACTTGGCAACCACTTTCCTTTTAATTTCATATGCTTCTTTCTCTAGTTCAGTTAAAATATGTTTCTTATCGTTTTTAATAAACCATCCTCTCATGACAGTATTTCTATTGGCATAATCTTCTAATCTTTCTGTACTTACTTCGTTTTGATCTTTTCTAGCAAATTCTGATTTATCTAAATCTTCTTTCAGCTGCTTATTTTCTTTTCGTATAGAAGTTAGCTTACTCTTTAATTCTTCTTCTAATGTCATCTATTTTTCTTTTTAATTTTTGTTTGGCTTTAGTTGCATAAACAACAGCATCCAATGACTCTTCAATAATATCATCTAATAATGCTCCTATTGGCTTATCCATTTCTGCCATTGTGTTTCCAAACTTTAAAATTCCCATGTTAGATCTATTAATTAAACTTTCGCATATACCTCTTACTAAAGGATCTGGAACTAACTCTGGATCTAACTTAACTAAATTTTCTGGATCAAGCTCTGTCATAATCCTTTGCTCTCAACCCATTCATTTAATTTACGAAGCGATATTAAATATCTTCCACCAATTTTTTTTAAAGGTAAATTTTCTTTATCTCTTAACCAATAAACTTTTTGTCTTAATCCATGTTCGGTAAGTTGCGGCTGATTTTTAAATAATATTTTACCAGCCGCAGCTGCATCCAATAATTGTAAAGATGGTAGGTTCATCTAGCTCCAATCAATATCATCATCTTGTGATGCACTTGGTTTAAATGATTGTTTATTGGAATTTTTAAATTTGGCATTATTTTCTTGTTTTTTTTGCCAAGCTTCTTCAAAAGGCGATATAGTTATGGTGGGTTTGGCTTTACCATTTTTTGTTTCTCCTAACCAAAGAGTTATATCAATCTGATCTCCCTTTTTAAAAGTTATATCTTCTTTAAATGTATAACCGCTTGATACTTTATCTTCATCAAACATATACGATTGACCTAAAAATTTTTGTCCAAGCTTTTGTAAAGTATCTAAAAAATCTTGAAATTTAGGCGAAGCTTTTAAATTAAAATATAATTTCATTTTTTCTCCTAACTTGAATGAGGACTTATTTTTCTTTTTTGGATTTCAATTATCAAATTTACCTCATGCAAATCACTTGATTTTAATTGTGAAAACCATTTATTGTAACAACTCTTTATTTCAATTATCTGATCCAAGCTGGTCGTTTTTTCTATTAAGGAGGAAAAAGATGCTACTTGAAAAGGAACATTTTTACTTAACCAGCTTGAATCTGGAGGCTCGATGGTTGCTTCATTAGTAGTAGACTCATTTCCACTACTACTGTTATCAGCCTCATCTCCTGGAATTTTCATTCCAGAAGAATTCTTTGCTTCTTCTTCTTTGATTGCATCTTTCATTTGCTCTTGTTTGGTTCTTAAATCAACTTCATCTTCTGAATAAAAATCTCCATGCAAAGATGATAATTTTAGAACAGCTCTATCAAAAGCTCTTTTTTCTGACATGGCAACTGGAAATTTATTTGGTGTATTTTTTGGAGAAGCTTCTCCATAAGTAATAACTTTTAATTTTCCTTTTTCAGCCACACACTTGTGAACACAAGCACCAACATTTAAATCAACATAAGCAATATCATTTGAAATAATATTAATGTTTTCTTTTACACGAATACTCTCCATAGTTTTGTGATCAAACACCCAAGTACCATGACAATCCCAAACATTGTCTTTTCCTAATCCATGTTTTTTTAATAATTCTAAAGTTTTATCATCAATTTTTTTCCCTTTTATTCTTCTCATGTTTGACTCCAATGGTTTTGTTTTCTTTTAAATTGTCCTTTATTTTTTCTATGTTTAGTAAAACGAGGATCATGTTTATTTTTATCTTTTCGTAAAACTTTTTTTAAAATAGTTCCCCAATCACTACCAAGTAAACTCATTAACTTCTCCCAGTCATTTGTTTAATATGATTCCAAATATGTTCGTGGTGTCTTGGTTTTAATCCATTCGCATCTCGTATTTTATTCTTTGTACATTCCTCTTTAGTTTTCTTTTCTCTTATTTTTAACTCCTGGAGCTGCTCTTCTGTAAGCTCTGGTTCTTTAAAAGGAATAATTTTTAAATGTTCTTCCATAACCCCACAGCTTCCGTAAATTCTTCTTCATCCAAATCGTTCCAATAAAAACTAGAAAAGTCTGGTGTAATTATTTTTGCTAATTGATAAGGATTAGTAGACATCTGTAACCAATTTTGTCTTACTTGTTGAATAATTTGAAATTGTTTTATAAATAAATCTACCTTAACTGGACTTAAACTTTCGCAATGATCTAGGTTTTGTTTATCGTCTGGTAAGTAACGAAATATTCTGCATTGCTGATCATTAGCACATAAAATAATAGGTAATTTGTTGGTAGCTTTAGAATAAAAAGATACTTGTCGCAGCCAATCATTTGAAAGTTTTATTGATCCAACAGAACCTGGTTTTGGTTTTCCAATCATGTCTGTTTTTCCTTTAGGATTTTTTTTATAAACTTCTGGCTTACCATCTTTTGTTGGTGGTTCTCCTCGCCATTTTGTTTTTATTTCAATGACATATTTTTCATTAATTAAATCAGAATATCCAGTTGTTGGAGCTTTTACTCCAGGTAGTTGTAGTTCACAATCCTCTTGGGTGTTTGCTTCTGTATCAAAAAAATTAATTCTTTTTAAACCAGAAATACCTTGTAAAACAACAAGGGGTATTTCATCTATCATTCTTTCATAAGAGTCTTTCCAAGTACCACTTGAATAATGTATTTTTGCTTTTCTAAATTCTTTTAAAGCAACTTGAATAGCAGCTGCTTCATCTTGTTCGTTGGTTGCATAATGAACAAGTCCAATTTCAACAGATTTACCTCCCTCAACTCTTGGATGAAGTATTCTTTGGGATCGCCAATCTTTATCTCTAAAGATATAATTGTGCATCCAAACATCATTTGGTAAATTTGTTTGATAAGGGGAGAAATGAAAGCCAATTTTTTCAAAATAATGTGGTATTTCCATAACCCCCCTCTGTATGATAGCTCTCTATAGGTTTCAAGCTAGGTTCGGTTATAGTATTAAATGCTAGATTTAGTCAAGAATACTAGAATAGTTATCTGTTGATAGACTGTGGCTAAATATTTAGATATATTCTCTTTTTATTTCTTCTCCTATAGGAACAAGACCTTCTATGACTAATTGATATATTTTCCTATATGTGCAACTTCTTACTTCATAATCTTCAACAATAGCACCATCTTTACTAAAAGAATAATCCTTGATCCATTGAAATTTGCATTCTTTTTTATCAAAATTTGTAATTTCAAGAACTCTTCCATAATAAGTTTTAAAGTCTGTGCATTGTAATAAAACTCTTTTGTATAAAATATGGCTTATTGTTTCTTTGTTTTTACAAAGTTCCCCAGACCTTGTATCAAATAAATTATAATTTGTTACATTGCATGAATCTGGCATTTTTTTATTAACTTTTTGAAAAGCATTATAAAGTGAATTATCAGACTTAGGATGAATACAAGCTCTCATGGCTGGGTGCATTTCTTTTACATCAGTAAAATACAAAGCTTCTGGAGGTTGTTCATAATTTCTTGGTTGGTAGCCATTAAATCTAGTGTCCCAATACAAAACAATTTCAGCTCTTGGTATTTGAGTCGATAAAACATTTTTCATAGGAAGATTTATAATACGACAAATTTCTTGTATTTGATTCCATCTAGGATCTAATCTTCCATTTAAAATATCATAACAAGTTTGTGGAGATAGAGATGTATGGGTTTGTTTAGCTTCTCTATTTGCAGCAGCTAAACTTTTTCCATTAAACCCAGCATCCTTAATTGCTTTTTTTAAAATTTCTAATCCAAAATCGTTGTCTAATGCTTCCATTATGTAAAACCACTATCATATAGAATTTTTTTCTACAAATAAGTTTTAAACAGATAATTAAAGAATCTATGGATAAGTTTTTACATAAATATTGAATAGTCTAGAATCCTAGAATAAGTATCTATTCCAATAATATGTTTTTATCTGAATGGAAAACTCTGGAAAATATTAAAACTTTACCAGAATTGGCAAGGCGATTAGGGGTAGATAATACAACAAATCCAGCAAAACTTGTCCATAATTGGTTGAATGGCAAAGCAAAACCCAGCGGTAAAAACATGGAAAAAATTATTAGAGCCACACATGGCAAGGTTCAACCAAATGATTTCTATTCCCAACAAAATTAAAATTGGAGCTTGGGATGTAAAAATCCAGCTTCAAGATAATTTATCAGATAAATCTGGAGATGAGGGTTGTTATTATGAAGGCGATAAACTCATTGTTTTAGATAAAAAAGTTATTGATTGTACTGATAGATATGCAGTTACTTTAGTTTGGCACGAAATTTGTCATGCAATTCACAGTCAATATCAAATTGATAGTGAAAGTGGAGAAGAAAAAACTGTTGGAGCATACAGCCAGGGCATTGTTCAAGTGTCTGGAGATAATCCGCAATTAACAAAATGGATGGTTCAATGCCTCAAATAGAAAATATCACAGATGAAACTATTACTCATGAAGTTAATAAACAAAAACAAAAAATAAAAATCTATCCGCATACTACAGCTGTAGTTTCCATAGCTCATAGATGGAAGCTAATATGTTTAGAAAATAAATATAGCTGGAAAACCATAGATGAAGATATTTTGGCAGAAGCGACAAGGTTCATGGATGAGCCTTCTAAATAAATGGAAACTTGTTAAGTGTGCTAATGCTGATACTAAACTTAATAGCTCCGCTAGGCGAATAATAGTGTTTCTTTTGGATAGAGAGAACTCCAGAACAAAAAAACTCTTCCCCAGCCACCTAACTCTAGCCAATGATAGTAATCTTTCTGTACGACAAGTTATTAGAGCTTTAAAAAGTTTAATTGATAATGGATATTTAAAAATAATTTTAAAAGGTAGTCCAGGGCGATCTACTTCTTATAAAGTTATTCACAAAATCCACACTACTCACACTAAACCTAAATCTAACACATGACACTTTTGGTCATAACACATGACACTTTTGGTAAAAATATAGTGTCAATATTGACACACTAATCCTCTTATAATCCATGAATGAATCCTTACGACATTTAATAAAAAAGATGGCGAAACACTCAAATGCTAATTATAAAGCAGTAGTTCAAGGTAAAAGAAAAAAATATCAATCTGATGAAATGATTTATCAGAGAATATTAAATAAAACCCAAGATCCAGAATATGCAGAAAGATGGTTGCAAATGAAGAAAAGTCCTCTTTGGCGAGATAAAGTTAAAGCAGAACAAATCGCAGCACATCTTCAATGTCTAAAATATTAGCACAAGATATTATTAATCTTTTTGAAGAAGCTGCTAGAACTGATCGCAGACTTCCACCAGCATTTACAAAGCAAAAAACCACCGCTTGGCTAGATTATTCACAAGAAAAAATGTATCAAAGTTCATGGCATAAAACAGAATTTAAAATTATGCCTAATCAAAAGCAAGTTTCTAGGTGGTGGATAGCATCTGAATTACTCCGCTTGGTCATTGAGGATATAGACAATCGGAAGTTAATTTGGGCGAGAGCAAAAAAAATACCTTTTACCCAGCTTGGTCGGATGTTTGGTTGTTCACGACATAAAATTAAAAATAAATATTTAGAGGAGATCGCCTATCTTCGCTTATGGTTGGAACTTCATAAAAATAATAAAAAAATTAATGACATTATTGACAAAATAATAGATAAGAAAAGATAGAATAAAATAATTGTGTATTTAAAAAAAGCCAGAAATTAATCTGGCTCTTTTTTTTGGATAGCACCGCTTGGTTTAGTCTTGATCTTTAAAATTTATTTCAAAGTGATTTTCTGCTTTTTGTTTATTATCAAATACATGACAATAATCGGTATCAATTTTGCCTTTATTAAATTTTTTAATAAAATTTTCTAAAGAAATATGCTCGATGGCATCTTTTCTACAATCAATTAAATATAATGTCATTGTTTAGACTCCTTGTAATAGTTTAATAGTTGAGGAAGCCAACGAGGAATTGGCTTTGCACCGCTTAACCATCTGGACACGATAACTCTATCAGATTGTTCGACTTGGTTAAAACAGATACGAGATAAATCAGCTTGAGAAATATCAAGCTGACTCATTAATTTTTTAAGTTGATTTTTATTCATGCTGATTTTTGTAACATTTTTAGGTGTTCTTGATAAATAAAATCTAATCTTTGGTTCATGTGGCTTAACGATTTTGGATCAAGTTTTACTCTACAAATAGTTTTCCAGCCAACAGCTGGATTAGTATCATATTTTCTTTCTCTTATTTCAAATTTGATAAAAATATCATTTTTTGTATAAAATGTAGGAAAATTAATTTTATAAAGCCACTCAATATCGCCATGAATTTCAGAAGTAAGTTCATATTGATATGATCCAGACCTAGTGAAAGAGATATCTTCTTTTTTATTAAGAAGTTCTCTAACAAATAATTTTGGATTAGGATAGTGCATTAAGGTAGAGGCTATATCGTAGCCTGTAACCGATAAGTAGCCATCCCAATGACGATAAATAATAGTTTTACTATCGCCATAAGTAACGACAATATTTGATCTAGTTGCCATTATTTAAGCTCCTTTTTTGATTTGTCTTAATTTTCCAAGCCAAACTAATATTGGAATGAAAACAAGACCAATTAAACATCCTAGGCAAGTTCCTATTGCCAAGGAATAAGATAAGGTGGACATTCCACCTAAAAAGTCAGAACAAGCATTGCCAAGACCAGCTCCTATGACAGCTCCCAAACCTTTTTGAAGTTTTTTGGGTAGATATTTTTCTAATGACAATCCAGTCATAGCTCCTAGGATCATGATACCATTATCAACAATGCCATAAATTATGTATTCGTTCATAAATATCCTTTCAATTACTCTTGTAAACATAGGGTTTATATTAGTCAAGGGTTAATATACAAATAATTAAAAAAAAATCATGGTAGGTAGACCAAGTAAAAAAATACAATGTGAAGCTAAAAGAAAATATGATGGGCAACAATGCGAGGCCAAAGGTATTTTAAAAAAGAATGGTCGGTATATTTGCCGAATGCATGGCGGTTTATCATTTGGGCCAAAGTCTATTGAAGGCAAGATAAGATCAAGAATGAATTTAAAACAAAATAAAAATAAAAGTTATGAAGAAATCAAATCAATTATTACAGACAATCATAGATCAATTACAGCTGGGTAACAGCTTAACATCTATTTGTCGTTCAAAAGAAATGCCAAACTTAGCAACCATTTATAAATGGATGAATGCTGAAAAAGATTTAAAAGAAAAAATATTGGATGCTAGAAGAATTGGAGCAATGACTTGGCTTGATAGAATGCAAGATTTATTAGATCAAGAGATTGAGCCGACAGCTGTAGCCTGGGCGAGAGAGAAGTTGCATCATGCTAGATGGATGGCAAGTAAGTTGGTTAGTGTATTCAATGATAAGGTTATCAATGAGAATGTTGGAGATCCTATAATAAAAATAGTGTGGGATGATGGCAGTCTAGTAGACAAAGGCAAAGCTTCCGCGCCCACGACAAGGGGATCGGAAGAGAATAGTGACACAAGTCACACAATTAAAAGGATTAATTAAGGATTTAAGCCAATGATCAATCGGTACAATGACAATCAATCATAAAAATACTGTCAAAAAAAAAGAAAAATGGCAGATTTCCGCCACTCGATCCATCCCAGAAGATCGTGCCGCTTTTTTTTATGTATGATGGGAGAAAAAGATACTCATGGATGAACACATACAAGCTGCAGTATTTTTAAACGAAACTACTAATACTGTGAATATAGAATTATCAAATTTTGAAAACTCAACAGTTGCTATGGAAGCTGCTAATCTAATTATAGCAGCACTAGGAATTAAGGTTGTAGAGAACACTAATAAGGAAACAGTACATTGATACCTTTTCCAGACAAAAAATATAACATTATTTATGCTGATCCAGCTTGGCATTTTAAACATTGGAACGATGATACAGTTACAAGAAAAGCACCTTATGAATTAATGTCAAAAGAAGATATTAAAAATCTTCCAATTCAAGATATAGCAGAAAAAGATTGTATTTTGTTTATTTGGGTTACTTTTCCAAAATTATTAGATGGATTAGAAACAATTAAATCATGGGGTTTTGAATATAAAACTTTAGGTTTTAACTGGGTTAAAAAAAATAAAAAAGCAGATTCTTTCTTTTGGGGTTTAGGATATTGGACAAGATCAAATAGTGAATTGTGTTTAATTGCTACAAAAGGAAAACCTAAACGAGTATCCATGGGAGTTCATCAAATTGTGTATGAGCCAATTAGAGAACACTCACGAAAACCAGATTGTGTAAGAGATCGCATAGTAGGACTATGTGGCGATCTTCCACGAATAGAAATGTTTGCAAGACAAAAAACACCTGGCTGGGATTGTTGGGGGAATGAAATATGAAAGTTATAAAAATACCTTACACTCCTAGACCTCAACAGCTAGAGTTACATAACAAGTTAAAACAATATCGTTTTGCGGTGTGCGTCATGCATCGTAGGGGAGGTAAAACTGTCTGGGCGGTAAATCATTTAATTAAGGAAGCTTTAACTTCCGAGAAAAAGAATTTTAGAGGTGCAATTTTTGCACCAACCAGGGTGCAAGTAAAACTTTTGGCTTGGGATTATTTAAAAGAATTTACCAGGCAAATACCTGGAATGAAATATAACGAAACAGAACTACGAGCTGATTTTCCAAATCGTTCACGAATAACATTATTCGGAGCAGAAAATCCAGATAGTGCCAGGGGACAATATTTTGATTTTGTTGTCTGTGATGAATATGCACAAATGGATAGTAGAATGTTTCCAGAAATTATCCGACCAGCGGTTGCGGATCGATTAGGTAAAGTTTGTTTTATTGGGACTCCCCAGGGAATGAATTTATTTTACGATTTATACGAAGAGGCTAAAGGAAATAAAGAATGGTACACTTGTATGTTTAAAGCAAGTGAAACAGATCTAGTACCAAAGTCCGAGTTAGAGTCTGCACGAAAACTGATGACAGAAGATCAGTATATGCAAGAATTTGAATGCTCCTGGACTGCGAATATATCTGGATCGGTATACGGAAAAATTATTCAGAAAATGGAAGAAGAAAAAAAGATTTCTCAATTTCCTTATGATCCTGGATATGAAACAACTGTCTTTTTTGATTTAGGATTAAGTGATCAGACTTGTTTGTTATTTACCCAACAAATAGGAAGAGCTTTAATTGTTTTTGATTGTTACAACAATAGTAATCAATCTTTAGATCATTATGCCGATTATATAAAAAAAACTGGCTACAACATTAAAAATTATGTGTTTCCACACGATATTGAACAACGAGAACTCTCAACTGGACACTCCAGAAAAGAGTATGCGTATTCAATGGGAATGCGACCACTACGAGTATGTCCAAAACTATCGATAGAGGACGGTATTCATGCTGGGCAAATACTCCTGGCTAAAAGTTATATTGATAGAGCTAACTGTAAAAAATTTCTGGATGCGATGAAATGGTATCACAGAAAGTGGTTAGACAAACAACGAGTTTTTTCAAAACCAGTTCATGATCATTCCTCGCATTATGCGGATGCGTGGAGAGTCTGTGCTGTTGCGTATCAAGAATTGGATTTGAATGAAAATAGACGACTAGAAAAATTTGCAACTGGCACAAACTATAACCCACTAGAAGTAAGGATGTAACATGGGATTTTTACGACCAAAGATGCCGCCTCCACCTCCACCGCCTCCAGCAATGCCTACTTTGCCTCCAGCAACACCAGATGATTTTACTGAAGAGCAAAGAAAAAAGGTTAATGCAGCAGTAGAGAGTAAGAAGAAAGGCTATACCGACACAATACTCACAACTACCCAAGGCGATACGAGTGAACCAGATATTTATAAAAAGACTTTATTAGGAGCATAATGGCTGAAGAAGATAATAGAAGCAGACATTTAAAAACAAAATTTGGATCATCTGTTACAAAACATAGAGCTGATGTTAAAAAAGGCAAAGCTACATTAAGTAGATCAAAATCTGATATTAAAAAATCTGTTAAAGCAGAAGTTTCAAAAAAATTAGGATTAACAGCTGTAGGTGGTTTAGGGGGAAATAGTGAAGGTTATATTGCTAGTAATTTAAAAGGAAAAGATAAATTCTTTTATGGCAAAGAAGCATCTAAATATACAAACGAAGCTCTTAAAAAATATTCTGGAATGCACCTAGGTGGAAATGTTTATAGCAAAGATGCAATGAATATTAAGTATGGCAGCTCTGGAGGAGCTATGGGAAGTGGCGATCCAAGTGGAATTATGTCGAGTATTCCTATTTCAAAAAAAATGCAACAATCCCAAAACAAATTTTTAGGTTTAACATTAGCAGTTCTTGGTGGTGCTACTCCAGGATTAGGTGGAACTGTTATGAGAGCAGTTGGTGCAAAAAATTTATCAGATGCAACATTAACATCTGGATCAGCTTATAATGAATACACACAAAAGTTTCAAACATTACAAAAGGGAAAAAAATTTACCAGCACTCGAAATCTATTTGGTTTATTAGGTTTTGATCAACATGGAAAGAAAACCAAAAAAGATACACTAGGTGGAGATCTCGAATGAAAACAGCAAAAGAATTATCAAATCAATTTAGTAAATTAAAAGGCAAACGACAAAACTGGGAAAGCCATTGGCAAGAAATTGCCGATTATGTTTTACCTAGAAGAGCTGATGTTAATAAATCTCGTTCATCTGGCGATAAGAGAACAGAATTTATTTATGATGGTACAGCTCTACACGCATCAGAGTTACTTTCCTCCTCTTTGCACGGGATGCTGACGAATGCAGCAACACCTTGGTTTAGTATGCGGTTCAAGAATGAATCATTGGCGATGGAAGAAGAAAGCAGAGAATGGCTCGAAGCCTGTACGCAAACTATGTACATTGCTTTAGATCGTTCCAATTTCCAACAAGAAATTCATGAATTGTATACTGACCTAGTTGTTTTTGGCACATCTGCCATGATGATAGAAGAGGATGATGAAAAGTTTTTACGATTTTCCACCAGACACATAAAAGAATTTTTTATTGAAGAAAACGATAAAGGTTTTGTTGATACAATACACAGAGAAATAAAAATGACTGCTAGAGCTGCTTATATGCGGTTTGGCGATGATTTATCAAAACGAGTAAAAGATCTAGCACAAAAAAAACCTTATGACGAAATAACATTACATCATTGTGTAAAACCAAATGATGAAATGAACCCCTATAAAATTGATAATAAATCAATGGCATTTTCTTCCATTTATTATGATCAAGAAGATGCAAAAATAATTTCTGTTTCTGGATTTAATGAATTTCCTTTTGTTATTCCAAGATGGTTAAAATCATCATCTGAAATCTATGGAAGATCTCCATCCATGACAGCTTTAGCCGATATTAAAATGATTAACAAAATGTCGGAAACAACAATTAAGGCTGCACAAAAAATGGTTGATCCACCTTTATTAGTTCCAGATGATAGTTTTGTTTTACCAGTTAGAACACAACCAGGAGGATTAAATTATTTTCGTTCTGGTACAAGAGATAGAATAGAACCATTACAAATTGGAGCGAATACTCCAGTTGGATTAAACCTGGAGGATCAACGAAGAGAAGCAATACGACAAGCTTACTTTGTAGACCAATTACTCATGTCGCAAGATGTACGAATGACAGCGACTGAAGTTATGCAACGAAACGAAGAAAAAATGCGATTACTCGCACCAGTATTAGGTAGACTCCAAGCAGAAATGTTACAACCCCTTATTACTCGTAGTTTCAATATTATGTTGCGAAAAGGTTTATTACCAACACCGCCAACTGCATTACAAGGTACAACTGTTGATATTGAGTATGTATCTCCACTTGCAAGATCTCAACGAACTGGCGATGTACAAGCGATACTACGATCACTAGAAATTATAACTCCATTAGCACAACTAATGCCAGTTATGGATTATTTGGACTCTGATAAACTTGTTAAACATATTACGGATGTATTAGGAGTTCCAAGAAAAGTTTTACGATCTGATCAAGAGGTTGCCGAGATTAGACAACAACAGCAAGAAGCTGCTGCACAGCAACAACAACTTGATCAAACATCACAGATGGCTGAAGCTGGAGGTAGGGCAGCTCCTTTCTTGAAAGAGGTAAATAATGCCGAAGAGCAAACAACCTGAACAAGTTTTAAATGAGTTAAAACGATGTTACCAAATAGCTTTTGGAACGAAAGAGGGTACAATCGTATTGGAGGATTTAAAAAAGAAATGTGGATTTTATAATTCTACATTTGATAAAGATCCTTACATTACAGCAAATCTGGAAGGACAAAGGCAAGTCGTATTACATATTCAGAATATGACAAAAACACAACCCAATTTAGGAGAATTACAAAATGGCTGAAGAACAGACAACTGCACCAGAGGTGCAATCTGAACCAACTACAAATACAATACAAGAAGAACCAAAATCTTTTATTAGTTCATTACCAGAAGATTTACGAACAGAACCATCCCTACAAAATATCCAGGATGTTAATCAACTAGCAAAAGGTTATGTTTCCGCCCAACGAATGGTGGGAGCTGATAAAATGGCTATTCCAACAAAGAACTCTACTCCAGATGACTGGAAAGAAGTTTATACAAAGTTAGGACTGCCAGAAACTCCAGATAATTATGGAGTTAATTTTAATTTAGCCGAGGGAGCAAGTCCAGAACCAGTTAATGGGTTTTTAAAAGTTGCACATGAGAATGGTGTTTTACCACACCAGGCACAAGCAATTTTAGATTATTATACTGGTCTTGAAACAACTAATACTGAAAGTGCAAATGCAGCTGTTGAATTAGCAAAAACAAATAACGAAGCAGAGTTGCGAAAAGAATTTGGTTTAGCTTATCAAGAAAAAGTTAATGCAGCCAATGAAGTTTTTAAATCTTTTTTTTCAACGGATATGGCAAATTTAAAACTTGAAGATGGTACACCAATCGGTAATCATCCAGGCTTTATTAAATCATTAGCTGAAATGTCAAAAAATTTTAGTGAAGATACAATTAAAGCTGGACAAGAAACAACTGGTAATTTAACACCAAATGAAGCGACAACAGAAATAAATAAAATTATGGGCGATAAAAATCATCCATATCATCTCAAAGAGCATCCAGGACACGATGCAGCTGTTAAAGAGATGAGTGATTTATTTGCCGCAAAAGTTTCAATGGGGTAGTGCGTAAGCATCCTATTTGACAATCTGAACAGAAGATCAACTAACAGTTGTAAAATGCAGAAGAACCTACTTTGTAGACAATTCATCGAAATTTAACCTTAATTTGAAAATGGAGGACAATTATGTCTAATCAAATTACTACAGCTTTTGTACAGCAGTATAGTTCTAATGTACAAATGTTGGCTCAACAAATGGGTAGCCGTTTGCGTGAGGCTGTAGATGTGGAAAGCATTACTGGAAAGAATGCTTATTTTGATCAAGTTGGTGTAACAGCTGCTCAAATAAGAACTTCTAGACACGCAAATACTCCACAAATTGATACTCCTCATTCAAGAAGAAGAGTTAGTCTAGCAGACTACGAGTGGGCGGATCTTATTGATGATGCCGACAAAGTAAGAATGTTAGCTGATCCTACTTCAAGCTACGCAAAAGCAGCAGCGGCTGCAATGGGTAGATCGATGGATGATGTTATCATTACAGCTATGAATGGTACGGCTTATTCTGGCGAAACTGGAGGCACATCTGTGGCTCTACCTAGCACTCAAAAGTTTGCAACTTCAAACCAATCTGATGGTTTAACTGTTGCTAAACTACTTGATGCTAAAAAGAAACTGGATCTAAAAGATGTAGATCCGAGCATACCAAGATTTGTGGTATGCGGAGCAACTCAAATAAGTGACTTGCTCAATACAACTGAAGTAAAATCTTCTGATTATAATACTGTTAAAGCTCTTGCAGCTGGACAGTTGGATTCATTTTTAGGATTCAAATTTATTATGTCAAATAGATTAAACTTTGATGCAAGTAATACTGACGACAGATTAGTTTTTGCTTTCACAAAAGATGCTATCAAACTTGCTATTGGCAAGGATATTACAGCTCGTATTTCAGAGAGAGATGATAAATCATACTCTACTCAAGTTTACTACTGTATGGCTATTGGTGCAACTCGAATGGAAGAAGAAAAAGTTGTTCAGATTCCTTGTCATGAAGCATAGGAGGGTTAAGATATGGCTAGTGTTAAAGGTGTAGCAATAACAAATCTTGATGCTGTTCCAGCAGTTAATTCTGATGGCGGTAATTTATCTCCAATGATGGTTTGGCATGATACTTACGAAGCATCCTCTCTTGGTAGTGGTTCTGATATTACTATCGCAAGAATACCAGCTGGTTCAACTATTCACGATGTTGTAATCAAAGCTGATGCTCTTGGCGGATCATCAACTTTAAAAGTTGGCGATTCTGGAGATGACGATAGATACCTAGCAGCTGTCGGTACTTGGAATGCGGCTGGACAATGCCAATCAATGTTGGCTGGTTCAACTGCTGCAAATACTGCGGTAGCTGGTTTAGGATATAAAGTGTCTGAAGCTACAGATCTAAAAATTACTACTGGTGGTGCAACCATTAGTGGAACGATTTATTTCTGGGTTTATTACACTCAATAATCTTATTGAAAGAGGGGATTTATTCCCCTCTTTTTTCATTTTTTAAAAAGGACAATAATGGCATCACAAGTTGAAATATGTAACTCGGCATTAAATATGTTGGGAGCAAATAATATTACATCCTTAACCGAGGATAGTAAAAACGCAAGGTTGCTAAACCAGAGGTATGAGCCAGTTAGAGATGCAGTCTTTCGTTCTCATTCCTGGAACTGTTTAATTAAACGAGTAGAATTAGCACAAGATACAGACACTCCTTCACACGAATATTCAAAACAATATACTTTACCATCGGACTGTTTAAGAGTTTTAAAAGTAGGAGGACATCACGACAGTTCTTCTTCTGATTTAGATGATGGACAAAAATTTAAAATAGAGGGAAGAAAATTATTAACTGATGAAGCAACAATTTATTTAATTTATGTTGCTTTAATAACTGATGTAAATGAATACGATACATTACTTCGAGAAACACTTGCGGCTCGATTAGCAGCGGAACTAGCTTATGCAATAACTTCGTCTACAACTTTAGCAAACTCATTAAAAGAAACATATTTAGAAAAATTACGAGAAGCTCGATTTACCGATGCAACCGAGGGAACTGCGGATAATATAGATTCAAGTACATTTATTAATGCGAGGTATTAATGGCAAGAAGTACAGTTGCATTTACCAACTTTACAGCTGGAGAATTATCTCCTAGACTTGATGGTCGTACTGACCTTGGTAAATATTTTAATGGATCAAAAACTTTAGAGAATATGGTTGTGCATCCACATGGTGCAGCAACAAGACGACCTGGCACAAAATTTATTCACGAAGTAAAAACCAGTTCTGCACAAACACGATTAATACCTTTTGAGTTTTCGACTACACAAACTTACATTATGGAGTTTGGTCATCAGTATATTCGTTTTTTTAAAGACAATGGAATTATTACCGAAAGTAATAAAACTATAAGCGGTGCAACACAAGCTAACCCAATAGTAATAACATCAAATAGTCATGGGTATTCTAATGGCGATTATGTTATTATTTCTGGTGTAGTAGGAATGACAGAATTAAATGGTAAAACATTTAAGGTTGCCGATAAAACAACAAATACTTTTGAATTACAAACTGTTGATGGCACAGACATTAATTCATCAGCATACACAGCTTATGGTTCTGGCGGAGTTGCAAATAAAATTTATGAAATTGCATCGCCATATTCCACAGCAGATTTACCAACAATAAAATTTGCACAAAGTGCAGATCTTATGTACCTGGTTCATCCAAGTTATGCGATTAGAAAATTAACAAGATCTGGACATACTAACTGGACTTTATCGACACCATCATTATCTGGATCTCCTAGTCCAACGATTAATAATGCAACAGATAAATATCCAAGTTCAGTTTCTTTTTTTGAACAACGACTCGTTTTTGCTGGATCAAATGATAATCCACAAACAATGTGGTTTTCTAAAAGTGCGGATTTAGAAAATTTTACAACTGGAACGAATGATACTGATGCAATGGTTTATACGATTGCATCGAATAAGGTTAATGCGATACGATATATTTCAGCACAACGATCTTTAATTGTAGGAACTGTTGGAGGAGAATTTGTTGTAAGTGCTTCTGGCACAACACAACCAATAACACCAACAAATGTGCAAATACAAAGACAATCAAGTTATGGTGCAGCAAATATTGATGCAGTTCAAATTGAAAATGTAACCATGTTTGTTCAACGAGCAAAAAGAAAATTACGAGAACTGTCTTACAATTTAAACATTGACCAGTATCAAGCACAAGACATGACATTACTAGCTGAACATATAACCGAGGGTGGTGTTCTTGAAATGGCATATCAACAAGAACCAGATAGTATTTTGTGGTGTGTAAGAAATGATGGAACTCTTTTAGGTTTTACTTATGCTAGAGCAGAGGAAGTTGTTGGTTGGCATCGTCATATACTTGGTGGTGCTTTTGGTTCTGGACAAGCAGTTGTAGAAAGTGTTGCATCTATTCCTACTGATGCAAATGAAGATGAATTATATCTTATAGTTAAAAGAACTATTAACGGAACTACAAGACGATATGTCGAATATTTAACTTTATTTGATTATGGTACAGATCAAACAGATGCTTTTTATGTTGATAGTGGCTTAACTTATTCTGGAAGTGCAGCAACAGTTATTACTGGATTAGATCATTTAGAAGGACAATCAGTTACAATTTTAGCTGATGGATCTACACATCCAAACAAAACTGTATCTAGTGGTTCAATCACTTTAGATCGTTCTGCAACAAAAGCTCATATTGGTTTAGGATATACATCGACACTACAAACAATGCGAGTAGAAGCTCCTGGAAATGAATCAACATCCCAGGCAAAAACAAAACGCATTAACGAAGTAACTTTACGATTACATGAAACAGTTGGTGCAGAAGTAGGATCAAGTTTAAGTGATATGGAACGAATACCATTTCGTTCTAGTGCAGCAGCAATGGACACAGCTGTGCCATTATTTACTGGCGATAAACAAATAGAGTTTCGAGATGATTTTAATACAGATGGTTGGATTTATGTACGACAAAACCAACCACTCCCATTAACATTAATTTCAATTTATCCGCAGATTACAATTAATGATTAAGTTAATTGATTTTAAAAGTGATCATGCACAACGAATGGTTTGGTCTTTAAATAGTTCAGAGGTAGAGATTGATGAAAAGTATCATAAGCTTCTTGATACACTAGAAGTACCAGATATGTCTTTTACTGCAACACATGATAATAAAATTATTTGTGCTGGAGGTATTATTCCTATTTGGGATAATGTTTATGAGGGATGGATGATGGGTTCAAGTTTAATTTGGAACTTTAGAATTGTATCTGCAAAAATTATAAAAAAAGAAATGGAAGGTTTAATATTAAAAAATAATGTTAAACGATTACAAACAGCAGTCAAAAAAGATTTTTTACTTGGTCATCGATTTGCGAAATGGCTAGGTATGGAAGAAGAGGGATTAATGAGAAAGTATCAAAACAATGAAGATTATATTCGATTTGCGAGGGTAATGTAATGGCAGCTCTAACAGCTATAGGTGGATCTAAAATGTTAATGGCTGGTGCTGGTGTTAGTGCTTTTGGCTCTATCATGGGCGGACAAGCAGCAATGGAAGCTGGTAAATATCAAAAAAATGTTGCTGATCAAAATGCAACTATTTTAGATAATAAAGCAGAACAAGCACTTAATCTTGGTTATGACAATGTTAGAAAATTTGGCAGAGGTTTTGAAACAGCACAAGCATCTACAGAAGCAGCATTTATTTCAGCTGGTGTTAAAATGGAGGGAACTCCAATGGAAGTTTTAGAGCATAATATTTACGAGGGCGAAATTGAAAAAATGAATATTATGTACGATGCTAGAATGCAAAGTTATGATTTTAAACAAGCAGCAGTATCATCCAGGATGGAAGGACAATATGCAATGTATCAAGCAAGAGCAGCTCGTTCATCAGCCATTATAGGTGCAGTTGGTACAATGGTCGGAGCAGCTGGAAGTTATATGTTAGTTGGAGAACAAGCAGCACAAGCAAAAGCTCTTATGACTCAAAATGCTGCGTATGCCACAGATATTTTAACTGCTCAAGCAAAGAATAATAAAATATTAACGGAAATGAAAGCTATGAATGCGAAAAACTTTACTCTTAAAATTAATGAAAATGCACGAAATATAAATGACACAGCTATTAATAATGCAATTAAATTACAAAAATACCCAATGGGACAAAAATCACATTAAGGAGCTTAAATGGTACAAATTCCAGTCTTTACATCTCAATCTTCTCCTAAACTAACAGCACCAGTTACAAGGGGAGTGCCTAATCTTGTTGGAGCAGCAATCCTGCCTTATGAACAAATATCTCGTTTAGGTAATACAATTTTAGATGTTGGACAAAAAAAATATCAACAAGAATTAAATTTTGAAAATCAAAAATATGAAGCAAAACTGGATCATGATTTAAACTTAAAAAAATTAGCTTTAGATTTTGAATCAGAAGAATATGCAATTCAAAAGCAACATGAGATTGATTTATTTAAAGAAAATGAATCGTATAAAACTAATCTTTTAAAATTATCAAATGAATTAAAAGGCGAGTTTGAAATTAATAAAATAAAGATCCAACGAGAAAATAAAGTTAAACAAACAATCGCTGACTCCTGGGAACAAATTTATACACTCTCTGATATTGCTACTCGAGATCCAGATACAGAAAATGCTTTAAGTAATTGGGATAATGGAATTAAAAATTTAAGAAATGAATTAACCAGAGGAATTAAAGATCTTTATACTAAACAATTAATTGAACAAGAATTAGATGAAAATATTGCATTAGAGAGAGCAAAAGTTTCTTCTAACATTAATAAAAATGTTTTAGATCAATCAGAAATTATTTTTCAAAATGAAGTTGAAACTTTAAAAAATAATATTATTCGTAACCACTCACACTTTGATATTATTAGTTTAGAAAAATTAATTGGCGAAAACTCTATTATTCATCAAAGAGCTGCTAAAGGAGAATTAAAATTAAAAGGAGTACCAGTAACTTCAGATATTTATATTGAAGCTATTAAAAAAGATATTTTTACTGTCATGGGCGAAAACATGGCAAAAGACCAACCAGAGAGATTTAAGTTTTATAATCGACAAGGATTTTGGGATGATAAATTAACACCAGAACTTATACAATCTTATGAAGATAAAGCTGATACAGCCATTGCATCAAAACTATCTAATCAAATTTCTAATCTTAAAGCTTCTGCTACCATACTAACAACATCGATTGATAATTTTATAAATCCATCTAAACCAGAATTTTTTGGCGATACTAATCAATACTTTACTTACAAATTACAAGCTGAAGATATGATTAATGATTTAGTGTCTGTTGGAGAAAATGAAAAAGCTCAAAAACTTGCAATTAAACTTGATGCTTTAAATAGTGCTTTTATTAATCATAATGAAATTAAAAGATTGCAAGGATTACCTTTGGATGAAGTACAAGATATTTGGAGTTCTTTTAATCAAGAAGTTAAAAACAAATCTGGAACTGCTACAGTTAATTATTTTGGTAAAGAATTACCATATAATATTGGAACAGATCTTCTTGGTCATATTGAAAAAACCATGAACTATATGGAAACAGAGATTGGTGCTGGTCGTGTCATTGAAATGGCAGAAAGTTTTGGCATGAATATTCCAACTATAAATTGGATGGAATCTGATGCAAATAAGTTTGCACAAGAAGTTGAAATATATCAAGCTTCTATGGGTTTTTTAATGAATAAATATGGTTTACCAGAAATGCCATTTTTTAGAGAATCAGATTTAGCACAAATTAATGAAGTTTTTAAAAATGGAAGCAAACAAGATATTTTACAACTAGCAAGTAATGTTTCAAAAATGTCTGGTATTTATGCAAATGATGCCTTTACTGATTTATCGAATAACTCCCCAGCTATGGCACACCTAGGTAAATTAATGAATATGAACAAAGGTGGTATGACACAGGCTACCGAGCATATTGTTGATGGTTGGATTGCAATGCGAAATGATGAAACTGCATCATTAGTTGGTAAAGTTGGATTAAATGAAATAGGTAATCCTTATCTGGAAATATCTGAAACTATGCTGGGCGATATTTTAACAAATACACCAGAAACTTTTACGCAAATAACAGATTCTTCTAAATTGATATTTGCTAATATGATTGCAGAAAATTCTGAATTACGACAACTAATTATTGATGATAATGCAAATAATAAAAAACTACAAGAAGCCTGGAGAATGTCTATTCAATATGCAGCTGGAATGGTTGTTGATGGATCTGGAGCAAAAGGTGGAATAGAAAAATTTAATGGCAAACCAATTATTATTCCACAAGAAAAACCAAATGGAACTTTAGATCAATTTAATTTAGCTGGTCAATTTAAAAGTAATGATGCTCCATCATTAGAATTATTATTAGAAAATCATTTAACTGATGAATTATTATATGATGCAACAGCAACATTAAGTGTTGATGCAAGTGGAAGATCTGAAGATGTATTTCTTAATGGAATGCCATCTGACTTTGATGCAGATGGAAAATTTGTTCATTATATAGATGCAAAAGAATTATTTGATAATTATGAAAAAATTTATTTAGAAACAAATGAGTATGGCGAATACTTTATAACTTTTGGCGATCCTGGAGATCCAGCACATGAATATTATAAAACAAAAGATGGTAAAAAAGTTACTTTAAATATTAACCGCATTTTACCAGCATTAATTAAATCTTATAAAGCAAATCCATCTGACTCAATAGATCCAAGAGATACTAAATTAAATATACCAACATATACAATGATAAAATGAACAAAATAGATTGGAATTTTATATCCGAATTAGAGGGTAAGGGAGCAAATACTGGTTATGTGCCAACAAAAAATTCTGGTGTTACAGTTGCAACTGGATTTGATCTAAAAGAAAAAGATGAAGAATTTTTATTAAAAATTGGCATCTCCGAGCCAACTGTTGCAAAGCTTCAAAACTTTTGTGGACTCTCTGGAGCTGAAGCTTCAGCTGTCGCAAAAGATTTAGTATTAAGTGATAAGGAAGTTTTGGAAATAGATCTGTGTAGTAAAAAATATTATGCTACAAGAATAATGAACCAATATAATAGCAGAGATCCAAAAGAAACTTTTACAAATTTAACTAAAGGACAACAAACAGTTATTGCTTCTGTTGGTTTTCAGTATGGTAGTTTTTCACGAACTCCATCATTTATTAAACACGCAGTTAATTCTGATTGGGATTTAGTGGATCGAGAGCTGCGAAATTTTGGCGATGACTTTGGTACTCGAAGAAATAGAGAGGCAGAATACTTATGGGTAGTGTAGATATTCCTAAAGATAAAGGTTTAGAACTTCATATTACAAAAACCATTTATCCAGATTCAAAACGAGTAGGTACAACTCCTACAAAAACTCCTTCTGGTTTTTTTTCAGATCCAACAAATAGAAATTATGGAGGTGCTACAGCTCTTACTTCGCCTAAAACATTAGGAGATAATTTTGAATCTTCTTTTAGAGATTTAATAGATTTTGGAAGATCAGTATCTTCATACCAGGGAAAAGTAGAAGATTGGGAATTAGTCCAAAATGAATTAGAAACAAAATTTGGAATAGAGATTCCTCATTGGGAAGATTACATTCCAGAAATTGATGATCAATACAGATGGTCAAGACCATTTTCTAATTTTGGTGTTGATGGAGCTGGTGGAAATATGATGCCAGAAGCTCCATTTGAAGTTAAAAAAAAATATTTAGAAAATTTAATTTCAATAGAATTAGACAAACTTGGGCCAGAAGCTAAAAAAAATTTTAAGGGATATGATCATTATTTTGATTTAAGAAAAAAACAAGCAGCTGATACACAAGAACAAATGGCTCTTAATATGCAGTATGCTGATAGTGGCTGGGATAAATGGGGAGGAATGTTATCTGGTACAGCTGTTGCTTCATTTCATGATCCACTTATTCTTGGCACTCTTCCTTTATCCATGGTGTATGGGTGGCAAGGAGGAATTGTTTATGCCACAATGCGAACAGCTGCAATCGAAGCAATTATTGCTGGTGGTGCAGAAACTATTATACAATCACAAGTAGTACCTTACAGACAATCACTAGGACAAGATTATGACTGGTCGGATGCAGCAAAAATAATTGGAACTGTATCTGCAACAAGTGGTGTATTTGCTGGAACTCTTACAGCTAGTGTTAAAGGTTCAGCACAATTATATAAAAATGCACAAATGGCTTTAGCCAAAACAAATCCAGACATACGCAATAAAATTATTGGTAAAGAATTTTGGAAAGCAGTTAATGAAAGAGGTTTTATAGAATTAACTGATATTGATAAAGCTACTGGAAATATAAAATTATTAGATAAAGTTCCTCCAGATGTTGCTTGGGAAATAATAAATAAAAATATTTCTGCTTTAGGTAAAAAGGAAATGCTTTTATTATTTAGAACATTACCAGATTCAATACAATTACACGCACCTTATCAAAGTGCTGCTAGAGAATTAGAAGAAAAAATTTTAGAAGATGTTGATAATCCATTATCCAAAAACATAGAGGGTAATGTTGAACACATGGAGAGAACTAACTCAACTTTGGAAAGTGTATTAAAAAACGAAGAACCTAAAATTCCAGAACAACCTAACTCTCAAATAGTCCTGGATGAAAAAAGACCAGTAATGAATCATGTTAAAATGAATCCAGATGATATTGAAGTAGATGCAAAAACTTTTCAATTTAAAACTGGAGGCGATAGTAAAGGAGTTTTAACAACATTAAAAGGTATTGATAAATGGGATCATAATGCAGCTGGTACTGTTATGGTATGGGAAAGAGCTGATGGAAAATTTTTTATTGCTGATGGTCATCAACGATTAGGACTAGCAAAAAGAATTAAATCAAAAGATCCAAAACAAGATGTTTATTTAATGACAGTTGTTAGACGAGAAGCTGATGGCTGGAATGCAGAAGATGTTATGGTTGAGGCTATGACAGTTAATATTGTTGCTGCAACTGCAAAAGCAGAAGATGTGGCAAGAGTATTTTTACGAATGGGAGAAACTCACACAGCTAATATACTTGCTGGAAGAATTAAACCACAACAAGCTCTTTATCAAAATTCTCTTGGTTTATATAGATTAGGAGATGAAGCATTTAGATATTGGCTTAAAGGCGGAATAAAAGATAATATTGCAGCACAAGTTGGACATATTGTTGATGATCCAGAATTAGCAATAAATGCTTTAAAACTTTTAGAAAAAGCAAAACCAGCTAATATTAATGAAGCAAGATCAATAATTAGATCTTTTTTAGATGCTGGAATAATAGAAACCACACAAACCGATATGTTTGGTGCTAGAATCATGAAACAGTCATTGATTGTAGAAAGATCCAAAGTTTATAGTAGTGCTTTACGAGAGCTAAAAAAAGATAAAACAATCTTTAAAGCTCTTGTGGAAAACGATGAAGCTATTATAAAAAGTGGTAGAAATAAATTAGATACAAACTATAATGTAGAAAAGGCAGAACAATATGGCATCATCATACACAAAATCGAAAAACTCGCAAATCGCAAAGGGCGACTCTCAGACGAGCTTACTGCAGCAGCAAAACTCTGGAAGTCTGGAAGTAAGCGAAAAGCAGTTGAGTCTTTTAAAAAAGCTGTCTACGAGTCGATTGAACGAGGCGATCACGAGGGGATTACTCCAAGCGGAAGTGAACGCAGTATCTTTGCTTCGCAATCGGAAAGTCCAGCTCGACAAAAACCAAAAGAAAACATAATCACAGAAAAGTTAAAGGTACATGACGATCCTCATGATACCAATGTAGCTGTTAAAGAAGCTGATGATCAGTTAGATATACTTAAAGAGGAGATCAAATCTGGAGTTGCTTCTGGAGAACGCAAAACATCTGATACAACAAAACCTTTAGAAAGTACCCAGGATGAATTTTTCCAAACAACAACTGCCTCTCCACCATCAACTGTATTAGCTAAAGCTAAAGGTACTCCATCAGCATCTCGAATACTTGATGATAATTCAATCGGAGAATTTAAAACTGTTTTAGGCATAAATTATAAAATACTACAAATATCTGATAGTGTCGATAATTTATATAAATTAGCAAACAAAAGTATCAAAGATATTGAAGCCTCTATTACTAATATAGCGATAAAATTTAAAAATGCAAAAGTTATTACAGATATTAAGAAAAAATCAGAATTAAAGAGAAAACTAAAAAATAGGCAAAATGACTTTGGAAAAGACTATGATATACGATTTATTGGCGATATTGCTAGAGGTCGTATCGTTCTTGAAAATTTAGATGAAGTTGTTGATGGTTTAAATATCGAAGGATGGCTGCGACAAAATTATAAAATAATTTCAAAAAAAGATTATTTTACAACACCAAAAGAGAGTGGATATAGAGCTACTCATTATCAGCTTGTAACAGAAGATGGATTGGCATTTGAGTTACAAGTACATCATAAAGATTTATTAAATATTTATGATAAATTAAGAGATCTTCCAAGCTCTGCATATAATAAATTTAAAAATAGAAAATTATCAAAAAAAGAAAAAGCTGAAAGAATTAAATTAGTTGCAAAAGAAAAGAAAATTTTTGATGATACTTGGAGTAAAATTCAAGTTGAACAAAAAGGGTTACCAGAACAACGAGCAGTCGATATTGGTTTATTTGATGCAACTGCAAGAAACCAATTAGATTTAACCGATGAAGTTGTAATGGATATTAAAACTGGAGCTGATGGAGAATTAGTACCAGACACAAAAACATTAAAACAAGTTCTTGATGATGTTGAAGAAGATGACAAGATCATTAATTTCTTAAAAGACTGTCCAGGAATATCATGAGTTTATTAGATTGTATTATTAAAGGTGTAGATCAAGGCATTATTCCAGCTCGAAAGCAAACAGATATGTTTGATAATTTTGATGCACGAAAAAAAGAATATATGAAAAAAGGAATGTCGGAAGCTGCTGCGGAAAAACAAGCTGGATTAGATACTTTTGATAAAATTAAATTTGATAAAGCAAGAAAAATTACTATTGCAAATATACAAGCAAAAAAACAAGCAGAGTTTAATTATTTATTAGAAAATTCTGGGATGAATCCTGGCGAAATTATGGAAAGAATTGTTGCCAAAATGAATGTTAAAGAGGGTTTATCAGAAATACGAAGTGCAGAATCAACAATAGAATTTTTTAGAGCTTTAGCACAAAGAGAATTTGGAAAAATATTACTTGAATATAATCAAACTATATCTGGTGGTGTAAAAAAGAAAGCTGGTCAAATTAATTTAATAAAAGAAATTTTCCAACCAGGTTCAACAAAAAATAAAGCTACACAAGAATTGGCATTAGCTTGGATAAGAACATCTGAATTATTACGAAAATTATTTAATCAAAGAGGTGGTGCTATTTCTAAAATGGAGGGAAATTATTTACCACAATTCCATGATCAAACTGCTGTAGCAGCTGTACCTTTTGAAACTTGGAAAAAATTTTTATTAGAAAATGATTTACTCGATTTAGAAAGAATGGTTGATTATAGAACTGGAAAACCATTTACTAAAGAAACTTTAGAATTTGCTTTATTAGATGTTTATGAAACAATAACACAACAAGGTGCAAACAAACATACTCATCACATGGGGTATGGAAAAGCTCTTTATAATAAACGAATGGATCATCGTTTTATGCACTTTGCAAATGCTGATGCTTGGTTAGCCTATAACTCAAAGTTTGGTGGCGATAGTTCTCCTTTTGATATTATGGTTGGTCATTTTGAAACAATGACAAGGGATATTGGATTAATGGATCGTTTAGGTGCAAATCCAGAAGCTCATTTATTATTTATGAAAAGCCAAGTTAATAAATGGGTACAACAACAATCAACAAAATTACCAGCAAAAGATTTTCAAAAACTTCAATCTAAAATGAATACTCATGTTTATGATGCAGAAGCTTCTTATATGTATTTAAAAGGACAACTTCATGCACCAGTTAATCAACGAATGGCTATATCAATGGCTGGATTAAGAGGTTTTCAAACAATGGGTAAATTAGGATCAGCTTCAGTTCTTGCTTTAGGCGATGCTAACTTTACAAGACACGCAGCTGCCTTTGCTGGTCTACCACAATTTCGTTTTATGCGAAAATGGTTAGGGGGAATATTAACTTTACCAGAAAGTGAAAGACGAAGAATTGCAGCAACTAGTTCTGTTATTGCAGAAAGTTATATGAATGTATCTTCTTCATCAGCAAGATTTACAGCGGATATGACAGAACAACCAGAAATTATGAGAAGAATAACTGACTTTTCACTAAAAATATCTGGTCTTAACTGGATGACACAAGGAGGCAAAAATGCAGCTGGTTTAGAATTTATGGCACAGCTTCACACTTTGCCTAGCAAATGGGATAAATTACCAAAAAAGTTTCAAGAATATTTATCTTTATACAATATTAACAAAGAGTCCTGGGAAATTATAAAAAAAACAAAACCAAGAGAACCACAACCAAATGCAAAATTTTTAGATCCAACTGATATTTTAGATCGTCAAGATTTAACAAAAGAAATGGCTTTAGAATTATCACAAAATTTAACAATGGCTTTACATCGGTTTGTTGATTTTGCTGTACCAAGTGTTAATGCAAAAGCAGCTACATCTGGATTACTTTTTTTAGGTTTAGGTAAAACACGATCTGGTACTCCACAAGGAGAATTGATGCGAATGATTTTACAATTCAAACAATTTCCAATGACATTTCATCATACACATATCATGAGAGGATTATTAAGAAAAAATTTATCTGGTAAAGCAAAATATCTAGTACCTTTGGTTGTTTCAACAACATTAATGGGAGCTTTATCATACGAATTAAAACAAATTTTATTTGGTAAAGATATTAGCAATCCAGAAAAATTTAAAGATATTCGTTATTGGATGAATGCTATGATCCATGGTGGTGGTCTTGGTTACTTTGGCGATTTATTATTTGGTACTCGTTATAGTGTAGGCTCTGCTGCAGCTGGTGTATTAGGTGCAACTCCAGGAATGTTAATTGATACAGCAGAATTAACTATTGATAATTTATATGAGGGATTATCATCTGATATGGAAATGAATTTAGGTGGAGATCTTGCTAAATATTTAAGACGACATACTCCAGGGGGTTCACATTGGTATTTACGATTAGCTTTGGAAAGATTAATTTTTGATACCTTACAATCAATGATCGATCCTAAATGGAACTCAAAGAAAAGAAGAAAAATTAAAAAAACAAGAAAAGTACAAAAAACAGATTTTTGGTGGCGACCAGGGGATGTTTCTCCCAACCGACCTCCAAGTTTTTTTTAAAAATAGTTGAACACTATTGACAATTAATATATGAAATAAACATAAACTAACCAAATTATGTCGGTTAGTTTTTTTTATTTCCCCAACATTAAAGGACTACATGACTATATCGTCTACTACGACTAAAAATTCGTATAGTGGAAATGGATCTACTACAGTTTTTGCTTATGGTTTTTACATTCCAGCATCGACAGACATACAAGTAATTGTAAGATCTTCGACAGGAACTGAAACTGTAAAAGCTGAAGGTACAGGATCAACAAATTACAGCATCACAGGTGTTGGCTCTGGATCTGGTGGCAATGTTACTTTTGTAACTGCACCAGCATCAGGGGAAACTGTTGTACTTCGAAGAAATACAGCAAAGACACAAGCTACTGATTATGTTGCTAATGATCCTTTCCCAGCAGAAACGCATGAAGATGCTCTCGATAAGCTCACGATTATAGGTCAAGATTTACAAGAACAAGTTGATCGTTCATTAAAACTATCAAGAACAAATACAATGACCTCAACAGAATTTACTGTTGGCTCTACTGATCGTGCTTCTAAAATTCTAGCTTTTGATAGTTCTGGAGAATTATCAGTTACACAAGAATTAGGTACAGTAAAAGGCAACTGGGCTGCATCCACAGCTTATGTTGTAAGAGATATAATTAAAGACACAAATAATAATAATATTTATATTTGTTTAACAGCTCATACTTCTTCTGGAGCAGTTCCAATTTCAACAAACACAGATGCTGCTAAATGGAGTTTATTAGTAGATGCTGCTTCGGCAACCACAAGTCAAACTGCTGCGGCTTCAAGTGCTACTGCTGCTGCAAATTCTGCTACCGCTGCTGCATCGAGTGCTTCGACAGCTTCTGGTCATAAAGACACAGCAACAACAAAAGCTTCAGAAGCCGCTTCATCGGCAACAGCTGCGGCATCATCAGCCACTTCTGCTGCCGCAAGTTATGATAATTTTGATGATAGATATTTAGGAGCAAAATCTTCTGATCCATCTAATGATAATGATGGAGATAGTTTAGTAACTGGTGCTTTATATTTTAATACATCTAATAATGTCATGATGGTTTACACAGGTTCTGCCTGGGTAAGAACAACACCAACATCTTCGGATCAAACAAACATTAATGCTCTATCAGCTAGTGCAGTAATAACTGACATGGATTTATTGGCAACGAGTGCAGTAATCGAAGATATGGGATTACTCGGAACTTCAGCTAATGTAACCGCTATGGGATTACTAGGTGTATCTGGTGTTATAACTGACATGGGATTACTAGGTACAAGTGCAGTTGTAACTGATATGGATTTATTAGGAACGAGTGCCAATGTAACAAACATGGCAACTCTTGGAGCTAGTGGGGTTGTATCAAATATTGCAACTGTCGCTGGATCAATAGCCAATGTTAATACTACTGCGACTAATATTGCTGGAGTAAATAGTTTTGCTGAAAGATATAGAGTAGGTTCAAGCGATCCTAGTTCTAGTCTTGATGAGGGAGATCTATTTTATAACTCATCAGATAATGCTTTAAAATATTACAATGGTAGTGCCTGGGCATCTATCGTTGCTGATACTGATGTTAAAGTTCTTGTAAGTTCAAATGATTCAACTGCTGGTTATTTGAATGGTAAATTAGTTGCTGGTACAGCAATTACTTTTGCAGAAAATAATGATGGCAGTAACGAAACACTAACAATTAACGCAACTGATCCTACAGCTCTTGCGATTGCGTTAGGATAGAAAGGAGAATATGGCTAACACATTTAAAACTGTAACTTTTGCAGCTGAACCAGCTTCGGCTGGAACTCCATATGTAATGTACACAGTTGCTGGAAGCACCACTACTGTTGTTCTCGGTTTGCGATTAACTAATATTCATACTACTTCTGTTTCTGTTGAAGTAGAACTTGTTAGTGATACAGCAAATCGTAATGGAGCAAACAATGTTGCTAATGGTACTGCATTTCTTGCAAAGGATGTTGTTATTCCAGCAAAATCTTCACTTGAAATTTTGGCTGGGAGCAAGATCGTTATGGAAACTACAGATGTATTAAAAATTGATTGTTCAGTAGCAGATAAAGTTTCTGGTGCATTATCAATCATGGAAATAACTTAGAGGTTAAATTGACTTATATTGGACAACAGCCTAGCACTACTTTTGATTCTGGCATCCAGGATAGATTTACTGGTCTAACGACTAATACAGTAACTCTTAACCATGACATATCTGCTGAAGAAGATATACTTGTTGTATGGAATAATATTGTACAAGATAAGAATACTTATTCGGTTGGAGGTACTGGAAATAAAACTGTTACATTGGGTGGCACATTATCCTCATCGGATGTCGTAACTGTGTATTACTTAAATAAAGTAATGCAATCAGTTAATCCTACTGCTGGTAGTGTTAGTTCTACTATTTTAGGTAGTGATATTTTATCTGGTCAAACTGATATTGGAGCAGATATTGCTGATGCAGATTTATTTTTAGTAGATGATGGAGCTGGTGGTACTGTTAGAAAAAGTGCTGCTTCAAGATTAAAAACTTATATTGGAAGTAACACTCCAGTTTTTGCAGCTTACTTATCTAATGACTCAGACCAATCTATTTCTGATTCTACTACAACTAAAATACAATTTGATGCAGAAAGAATTGATACTGCTGGTGCTTTTGATACATCAAATTATAAATTTACTGTTCCGTCTGGAGGAGCTGGAAAATATTTTATTGTATGTAAAGTTAAATGTGGTTCTTCTCAACAAAATGATATTGTTGGAGCATATGTTCATATTTACAAAAACGGAAGTACATATCATAGTGTCGGATATACAGGAGCTGGTTTTATTTCTGGAACTAAATATCCTATATTAGGAATGGGTTTACTTTGTTCTACAGTTATAGATTTAGCAGCATCTGATTACATAGAGGGTTATGGATATATTAAAACAAATGGTGCTGGTACACCTAAATTCCAAGAAGGAAATGATCAATCAACATATATAGAAGGATTTAAGTTATTATGAGTTCATTAGCTAGTAAAATAAAAATATACTTAGGTAGAGAACCAGATTTTACATCAGAAGTAAAACTACAAAATGATGGTAGTGGAGATTACATTAAAGAATGGAATATATCTTCTGAAAAATCTAAACCAACAGATTCACAACTAAATGCTGCTGATAGCGAAGCTACTAAATTAGAAAATAATAATAAAATTCGTGCAACTAGAAGAAATTTATATGGAGATATTGGCGATCAACTTGATGAAATATTTAAAGATATAGATGCTTGGAAAACAAGAATACAAAAAATTAAAACGGATAACCCAAAGGAAGAATAAAATATGGCTTTTAGTAAAATAGCAGCAGAAAATTTAGGTGGCTCAGCACTTCCAGCAATAAGTGGAGCAAGTTTAACTAATGTTGATATTGGTAATTATTCTGTTCATGCTATTGCTGAATATGGAGAAACAACACAATATGATTTTACTTCTTCAGCACACCCAGTTCAAATATCTAATGAATCTTGTAATTTAACAGCAACATCTACAAGTGATATTTTTATAGCAACTATTTCATGTAGTGCTTACACAAATGTTGCTGGTAATGGTTTTGGACTTATGCTTGTAAAAGATACAGCTTCAGATTTTTCTAATTCAAATGGTGATACAACTGGAAATTATTGGCTTCATCAAACTGGAAGATATACTGAAATGGCAGAATCTACAAATTTTTATGCTAATCTTTCTTACACTTGTAAATTTACTTTACCAAACACAACTCAAACTTATTTTAGATTAAATGGAATGATACAAAGACCATCAAGTGGCACAGTTACATTTAATGTAGATAGTTATGCAACAACTGAATTTACTAGACATGGTGTTCAAATAGTTCAATACAAATATAACGGATAAGATATGGCAATTTCAATAGCAGAAGCAATTTTACAAATTAATCCTAAAGCAGATGTTAGAGTAGCTAACAATGATATTGATAGAATAGATTGGTATAATGGTACAGCAATCATTTCTAAAACTGATATACAAACTAAAATAACTGAAATGGAATCTGATCCTAAACCAGAATGGATTCATCCAACAATAAAATATGATTAAAAAAAATAAGGATAACACATGACTCAAGCCTATGTAGGTGCAGTACCGACAACTGGAGATTTTAAAAAGCTGGACTCAATTACAACCTCGAGTTCAACCACATTCAACCTTCGACAAAATAGTGTTGCTGTATATCCTCAATCAGCTAATCATTGTATTGTTTCGTTGAATGGAGTTATTCAAGCTCCAGGCGATGCATTCAACATTGTCAATGATACTGTGGTGTTTTCAAGCAGCCTTGCTAGTTCGGATGTAATAAATTTTTTTCTTGTTCTTGGAAATGTAAACGATATTGGTACAGTATCAGATGACACAGTATCTACTGCAAAGCTACAAGCAAATTCTGTAACTGCTGCTAAATTTAATGCTGATGTAATTAGTGGTCAAACTGCTCTTGGAGCAACACCAGCCGATACTGATGAGTTATTAGTATCTGATGCTGGAGTTATAAAAAGAGTAGATTATAGTTATTTAAAAGGTTCAAATAATACTCCTTGTTTTGGAGCTAAAGCTACTTCAAATCAAACTGGTTTATCAAGTGGTGGTTGGACAAAAATACAATTTGATACTGCA